AAGACCACGAACGAGATGGGCTTCGATCGCACCTACAACGTCCACGAGATCGAGATCATCGGGCTCGACCAGGTTCGCCTCGGCGACTGGACGCTCGCCGCCGTGCTCGACCACGACGCCGCTGGCAACATCTTCCGCACGGTCCCTGGCTTCGAGGTCGAGATCCCCGCTGAGTTCCGCAACACCGACGCCAGCCGTTGCGACCACTGCAACATGCGCCGCAACCGCAACAACACGATCCTCGTCTGGAACGCTGCTGAGGGGTTCAAGCAGGTCGGCAGCGACTGCGTCAAGCTGTTCCTCGGCGTCGGCGTCAACGCCGTCCTCGCCTTCATCACTGAGGCTGAGGAGATGGGCGAGTTCGAGGGCGGCAGCGGCCGGTTCACCAGCTACTCGGTCAGCGAGTTCGTGGCAGCCGCTGCGCTCGTCACGGCCGTCTACGGGTTCAAGCCTTCTTCGTTTGACAACTCGACCAAGGAACTGGCCTACGATCTGATCGCACCTCTCGGCCCGGTCGCTCGCCACCATTTCAACAATCGGTTCCCCGAGATCGCCAAGCCGTCTGCGCAGGACGTCGCACGGGCCAACGTGCTCGCCGCTGAGGCGCTCGCCTGGATCGCCGCTGACACCTCTGGTGGCGACTACATCACGAACCTTCGCCTGGCAGCCGCCCGTGAGGCGCTCGGCTCCAACGCCGGTCTCCTGGCCAGCCTGCCCAACGCATACAAGCGGGCAATGGGCGAGGCCGCTGAGCGTGCAGCCAAGGTTGTCCTCCCCGCCAGCACTCACGTCGGCCAGGTTGGCGACAAGGTCACCACGACCGCCACTGTGGCCTACACGAACCGCAGCGAGCCGTTCGCCTACGGCGGTCCTGAGGGCCTCTTCATCATCCTGCAGGGCCAGGACGGCAACGTCTTCTACATCAGCACCACGGTCCAGACCAAGGTCGGCGAGATGCTCGAAGACGCCAGCAAGGACGCAGTCTTCACGGTCACCGGGACCGTCAAGGCACACAAGACCAACAACAAGGGCCAGGCCGTCACGGTCCTGACTCGCACGAAGGCACAGGAGGCCTGATGCAAATCACAATGACCACACACGCTCTGCGGACCATTGCAGACAAGGGGATCAGCCTGGAAGACGTCCGGGCCGTCTGGAAAGATCCGGACACCCGGTACGCATCGCACCGGCACCCTGGCCAGCACAAGCGGATTGGGCGGGGCCTGTGCCTCGCCTGTGACGACGCTACCGGCCGTGTCATCACAGTGTTCGTGGACCAGGTAGCCACGCCATTGCGCCCCGACCAGGAGCGTGATGTCGACGCTGTCCGCTGGGCAAATCGCAACCGGATGAGGTAGGGTGTCGGCGTGAGCAAGAGCCGACAACGACCAGGACAAAGCAACCCGTGCCTCGTGCTGAATGCCAGCTACGAGCCGATCAACGTCATCTCAGACACCCGTGCCGTGGTGCTCGTGCTGCAGGGTAAGGCAACGTCTCTACTCGACCAGGACAGGATCTGTGCGGGCGCTGATGATGCGCTGATGTTCCCTTCGGTGATCCTGCTCACATACATGGCAGCGGTGCCTCGCATGCGCCAGGTGCCTCTCAGCCGCCGTGCGCTCTTCCAGCGTGACTCGTTCAAGTGTCAGTACTGTGGTGAGAAGCCTGAGCGCCTGGAGGTCGAGCACGTCGTTCCACGGTCTCAGGGAGGCCGCAACGTCTGGGAGAACGTCACGACTGCCTGCCGTACCTGCAACGCTCACAAGCGAGACAGGACGCCAGAGGAGGCAGGCATGGTGTTGTTGTCAAAGCCGTTCGCTCCCAGTAGAGTGGCGATGATCGCATCGAAGGGCCACGACGAGTGGGAGCCCTTCCTGGAGGGACACAACCTGGAGGTGAAGAGATGACCAACGTGATGCTCCTCGGAGACACACACGGCGACCGTGGCTTCACCCGTGGAGCAATCCGGTGGGCAGCAGAGAACGATGTGAACCGCATCGTGCAGGTCGGAGACTTCGGTTTCTGGCCACGCACGAACAACGGGCAGAAGTTCCTATACGACGTCGGTAAGCAGTCGGTGGAGTCGATGGTGCCGTTCTACTTTATTGACGGCAACCACGAGGACCACCTCGTGTTGAATCGTCATGTCCGTGACAACCTCAAGCCAGGCGATCCGTGGGTGCACTACGGTAAGTACCCTGTCACCTACATCTTGCGTGGCGGCACGTGGGAGTGGGGAGGCGTGCGGTTCGGTGCGTTCGGTGGTGCGTTCAGCATTGACCGACACAACCGGATCGAGGACTCTGGCTCGTACGGTTGGTTCGCTGACGAAGTTCCAGACCCGTCCAAGATCCCGGATCTCGGCCAGGTCGATGTCCTGCTGACTCATGACTCACCGATCGTGCCGCCGTCTATGTACTCGACCAACGGGTTCAAGCGTGATGCCATTTCGAGTGCGTGCCAGAGCGCCGTGTACGACGCTCTGGTGGCGTCTAAGGCCTCTTTGCTCGTGCACGGCCACTGGCACCTCAACGAGCGCTACAACGTCGCAGGAGCGACTGTGCAGGCTCTTGACATGAACGCAGCGCCGCTGTACTATTCAGCGGTAGTGTTCCGAACGGACGACCGTCGTCTGTTCACGATCAGGGAGTGGGAGTATCGAGATGAGTGACAACCCGGAAGTGATCACGGGAGTTGACAGTCGCACGAAGCGACGTGGCACGCTCACACTCACGATCGGCTTGCCAGGTTCCGGGAAGAGCACGTGGGCCGAAGGTCTCCGCCAGGAGTTCCCGGACCGTATCCGGATCGTGAACCGTGACGACATCCGTGCAGCCAATGGCACCCGGTTCGAGGACGGCGACGAGCAGTACGTGGCAATGGTCCGGGACTTCATGATCGAGCGCCTGCTCATCCTGGGCTACGACGTGATCTGCTCGGACACGAACCTTTCTCCGAAGGTCCGGCGTCGGCTGGCCAACATCGCCAAGGCTCGCAAGGCTGAGGTGTTCGAGACGTCGTTTCTGCACGTGTCTCTGGAAACGTGCCTGGAGCGCAACAAGATCCGGTGGGAGAACGGCGACCGAAAGGTTCCTGATTCTGTTATCGTGAGCATGTACGAGCAGTTCGTACGAGCAGAAACCACAAACTGAGAGGTATAGTCCTAGTCATGAGAAACAAGAGCAGACTGGCGGGCCTGCTGGCGATTGTGTTGCTGACACTGTCGACCGCTCTCGCCTTCACATCAACAGCGGCGCAAGCCACAAATCAGGAGCAGACTGAGGTCTGCTACGAAGAGGTCACCATCTACGGTGACGTCATCGAGAAGGAGACTCGGACCCGTACGTGGACCGAGGGCACCGAGGGGCAGCACTACTCGCTCAAGGGCAATTCTGGGCTCGGTAAGGACGATGTTCCGGTGTTCCCAGCCCCTTACTGGCAAGCCAACACGCACCACGAGCCGCACAACCACGCAACGTGGGTTGGCACTGAGGGTGTGGGGCTTCACTACACGAGCAACGACAGCAACGGCAAGCGTGACTGGTTCTACTTCACACCTGGCACCGAGGGCTACTGGTCCGAGTGGGGTCCGTGGACTGACTGGCCAGGAGCAGGTCCAGTGAATGACGACGGCCGTGATCGTGGTCCTGCGTTCCACGGCAAGGGCAAGACTGACGGCGTCAAGTGGGAGCGAGAGTACCGCTACGTCGTTGTCGGCCAGTTCGTCAAGGGCACGGAGCAGCGTGAGGTCGAGTGCCCGCCACCTCCGACTACGTTGCCTCCTGAGACGACGCAGCCACCTGTGACGACACAGCCGCCAGTAACGACTCAGCCGCCAGTGACGACACAGCCACCGGCAACCACAACACCTCCAGTGACCACTCAGCCGCCTGCCACAACGCAGCCGCCTCAGTGCCAGGAGGGAACCTGGGATGAGCAGACGCAGTCCTGCGTAGCAGTCGACATTCCGCCGACTCTGCCCGCACCTCCCGTAGTTCCACCGACTGGTCTCCCTGAGACAGGAGCAAGTTCCTGGACAATCTTCCTGACAGGACTTGCAAGTCTGGCGCTCGGTGCGCTAGTCTTGGCCCTGTCCCGCCGCAAGGCAACAACTATCTAACAAGGAGGTAAAAATCCATGCAGGTCGATTTCGATCGGCTCTGCAGGTACCACGAAGACGGGAAGATCCGGCACTCGGTTTCGACTGAGCGGCCGGATCTTCACGTCTGGTGCTACTCGCAGGCCACGGTGTACAACGGAGACTGGGATGACCTGACTCGGCTCTGCCGTGGTCTGGTAACTGATGGTGAAGGTCACGTGATCTCTCGTCCGTTCCCGAAGTTCTTTAACTGGGGCCAAGAGGAAGCACCCGGACCAGAGGTGACTGGTCAGCCGTTCACGGCATACGACAAGGAAGACGGCACGCTCATCATCGTTGGTCTCGGCCACGACGGTGAAGTGGTCGTCTCGACCAAGGGCTCGTTCGATACGTGGCACTCCGCTGAGGCTCGCAAGATGCTCGGCGACTGGAAGCCTGTAGAGGGCAGCACCGCCGTGTTCGAGTTCATCCATCCGGACAACCGTATCGTGATCGACTACGAGGGACGCCAGGAGTTGGTCCTACTCGGCGCTGTGGCGCACGTGGACGGATACGACGGGTTTACCCCCGTACAGTACGCCGACGAGTCGAACTGGAACGGAGCCCTTGCCGTGCCCCGTGTGTTCCACTTGCCGACAATGCTCCAGACCGTTGCCGATCCTGAGAACGGACCGAACCGTGAGGGCTTTGTGCTCGTATGGCCGTTGCCTGGACTTGATGGCCCGTCGCATCGTGTCAAGATCAAGTTCGCTCAGTATGTCAATCTGCACCGCATGCTCAGCCGGATCAGCAATGTTTCGGTCTGGGAGGCGCTGAAGGATGGCACGTTCGAGGCTCTCCTTGAACTCGTGCCGGACGAAATCTATGACAAGGTCCGGGAGACTTCGGAGAAATTGCGTACGCAGTTCGAGGATCTGAAGTTCGACGTGGCCACCACTGCAGTCCTGGCCAAGGGCGGTAGGACGCTACGCAAGGAGCAGGCTGAGTACGTGATGTCCGAGGTTCGCCCGGAGATCCGTTCGCTTGTCTTCGCAGCGCTTGACGGCAAGGTCATCAATGATCGTATCTGGGATGCAATCAAGCCACAGCGAGACGAGAGTTGGGCGTTCCTGAAATAACTCCGAGGCAGGCTGGGCATGCGCTCTACACCCGTGGCGGGTACGTCATGGAGGTAGAGTCATGCCTACGCTGTGCCAAACAAATGGGTGTGCCCTGGAGGCCCGCACTATTTGAGGGTGAGTGCAGAGGTTGTGAGATTCCTCTGACAGGAAATCCGAACATAAGGTAGAGTGGCCACGTGGCGAAGGGAACAGCGCTCGTTAAGAGCAGGGAACGATACAAGAAATTGATCAAGGCGTTTCCTGAGCGTGAGGAGTTCTACCTGCAGCAGATCGCTACAGTGGAGCAGCAGATCACCGACCTGGCAGTGTGCAAGCGCTGCGGTCGGCCACTCAAAGATGAGCACGCCCGTGCCATCGGTTACGGTAAGGAATGTCTAGCAAAGTCGGAAGCGGCGGAGGAGAGTGTATGATTCTGGGTCTGAGTGGATACGCACAGTCGGGCAAGGATACGGCAGCAGGATTCTTGATCGAGCGAGGCTGGAAGCGCCTGGCGTTCGCTGACGCTCTCCGTGACAGTGTGTATCATCTGAATCCATTCGTACCAATGCCGTTGCCGGACGCTCCAGACCACTGGGCTCGTGTTCGAGATATAGTCGACTGGAAGGGTTGGGATGTGGCCAAGGTCGAGTACCCGGAGATCCGCCGATTGCTTCAGCGTATGGGCACTGAAGTGGGCCGAGATCTTTACGGAGAGAACTTCTGGGTTGATCGTGTGCTGGCACAAATCAGGGGCGGGCAGAATTACGTAATCACCGACGTGCGATTTCCCAACGAGGTTGAGGCGGTGCACTCGGTCGGTGGCCTGGTCTACCGGATCTATCGTGAGGGTGTCGGCGCAGTGAACAGCCACGTGTCAGACAGCGGAATTGACGATCTGGAGATTGACGGAATCCTATTGAACGACGGCGACCTCGCTGATCTGGAGCAGCGAGTTCTCATGGCTGTAGGCCTGTAGGCTATGCTGGCAGTATGGCTCTGCCCCTACAGATTAGATTGAACGACGGCCCAACCAGGCTGGTAGCGGCGGCAGTACCTTACGGTGTAGCAGTCAAGCGTGAGTTGGAGTTCGCATTCATCTGGGAGAACGAAGATGGATCTCTGGAGCCGCTCACCCCATACGAATTTGCATGTCGTGACGCCTCGTGCCGTCCTCCTACGTCGGGTGGCACCGGAGGATCAAGCAAGAAGGGAACAGCGCCAGCAGGCGGTTCGCTCGTTGCGCCGTCCGGTCTGACTCACTACGCACCGAAGGCTGGAGGTATCGGCTCGGCTGAGCATGCAAAGGACATGACGATCGTCGCAGGTAAGGGTAAGCCTGGCCTGCGAACATCTGATGGCGCACTCGGTGAATCTTGGCTAGACGACAAGGGTAACGTGGTGCTCACGGCCAAGCAAGAGGCCACTGCACGTAAGGCTTTAGAGGATATGGGCACCTCATACGAAGAGATCAAGGCCAACATCAAGGCAGTGGCTCTTGAGAGCATGAACGCCAATCCTGAACAGGCTCTTCGGGATTCTAAGTGGTACAAGCACGAGTATGAGACTTGGGGCGTGCCTCTAGCTAAGAAGCACGGAGTCACAGTCGAGCAGGTCATGGCTATCGCTGCAGCAACGTCCACAAACAAGACGTGGGATGGCGTCAAGAGCAGCAACAAGGAGACCGTCGAGAACATTCTCAACTACCTGAAGAAAGATGAACCGATCACCATCACAAAGGAGCAAGCTGACGCATACAACGCATTCTCAGTCGACAAGCCGTCCGGGGGCGGTAAGTACGGGCCTAAGACAATTGAGCCAGGCGAGTACAGGCTGAGTGAATTGTCTTCGGGCACCCTTGGCCGTATCATGGGTTCCGGCTATGGCATCGGTGGGCAGTACTTCACTGACGGCCTGGTCAAGTCGTTCGCTATTGCCCGTGGAGAACTTGACCCGAACATCTCAATTCCGAGTCTCAAGCAGCGATCATTTACAAACAACTTGACGCAGCCGGACAAGGATTACAGCATCACGAATGACTTCTGGCAGGTGCGTGGTCTGCTCGGCGACAAGCCGCTGAATCTTATCAATGGCCGTGAGCCAATGACCGTGCGTGAGTGGGAGAAGGAGACAGGCAACAAGCCGAACGCCTTCATCGGCAGCACTGGAGGCACGACAGGAACTAAGTCATTGTTTGCGCTCTCAACAAAGGCAACTAGAGAAGCTCTTGACGAATTAAAGAGTGAAGATCCGAGATTTGCTGGTATGCTAGGGCATGAGTTCCAAGCTGTGACTTGGGTACAGATGCAGCGTCGATACGCTGCCTACGAAGGAGAGTGATCATGGCAGAGCGAAAGACCCACCGAGGCGAAGACGGCCTACTCTACGATGAGGATGGATTCCTTGTCTATGAGGGTAGCATCGGCGAAGAGCCGGACGACATCGGCGATGACAGGGAGACCGACGCCGAGTAACTAAAGCCTGGTGTAGGCTGGCATCGGAGATGTCAAGCCTACTGCCAGCAGAATTCGAGTCGTGGTCGATAGACCGCAAGAACGAATTCATCAAGAACCTCAAGTACAACTGGGAATACTGGGCTCGGCCCGACCAGCTTCTACCTGATCTCTCCATGCCCTGGAAGGTCTGGATGATCCTGTCGGGTCGAGGCTGGGGCAAGACCCGTACCGGTGCTGAGGCGATCAAGCGGTTGATGATCGACAACCCCGGTTGCCGTATCGGAATCATCGGGATGACCGCTGGCGCTGTCCGTGACACGTGCTTTGAGGGTGAGTCCGGTCTGCTCTCTGTGATTCCGCCAGAACTATGGGACCGGCAGAACGGCGGCAAGTACAACCGGTCGCTCGGGCAGCTAACCCTCTCCAACGGTTCGCTGGCGTTCTCGTTCTCGGGCGGTGACCCTGAGAAGCTTCGTGGTTTCCAGTCCAACTTCCTGTGGATGGACGAGCTATGTGCGTTCCAGTATGCGCAGGAAGCTTGGGACATGGCAATGATGGGTCTGCGCCTTGGTAAAGACCCTCGCATCATTATCACGACGACCCCGAAGCCGTCTCCACTAATCGTAGAACTGGTCCGGCGTGGCCAGGAGGAGCCGGACAACGTCATCCTGACAACGGGCTCGACGTTCGACAACTCGGCCAACCTTCCTGAGTCAACGCTGGACGAGCTACGTAAGCGATACGAGGGCACCACGATGGGTCGGCAGGAGTTGTACGCCGAATTGATTCTGGACGACCCTGGGGCGCTCTGGAAGCGAGATCTGATTGAGGACACCAGGATCTCGGTGCATGAGTTCGATTTGACTCAAATGACCAAGATCGTGGTGGCAATTGACCCGTCCATGAGCAGCATCACGGAGCGAGAAAGTGAGACCGGCATGATCGTTGCAGGTCTCGGATTGAATGGTCACGCATATGTCATCGAGGATTGCTCTTCGTTGCGCCCGTCGCCGGACACGTGGAGCAACTTGGCGATCTCCAAGTACCATGAGTACGCAGCGAACAGAATCGTGGCTGAGGTGAATCAGGGGTACGACCTGGTGACAAACTTGTTGAACACGAAGGATGACAAGGTGCCGGTCAAGAAGGTGTACGCCACCCGTGGCGGCAAGTTTCTCCGTGCTGAGCCAATTGCAGCGCTCTATGAGCAGAAGCGAGTGCACCACGTGGGGCTCCATGGCAAGCTTGAGGACCAGATGACACAGTGGGTGCCAGGAAAGGCGTCACCGGACCGGTTGGACGCTTTGGTCTGGGCGATCACGGATCTCATGTTGGGCGGCGGTGTGGCAGAGTTCTATGCTCCGACCACGTTGAAATCCCTCCCAAAGATCGTCTAACATAGATCTCATGGCTGAGCATGTCTTCGAATCCCCGCTGGTTGAGGAGTTCTACAACTCCTGCCACCTCAAGTCCAACGGTAAGTTCTGCGGTGTGGGCACGAAGGGCAAGTCTGCAAGCCGTGTTCCAATGTCTGACGCTGCTCGTGCATCCAATGCGTCACTTCGTGCCAAGGCAGCCAAGACTCGTAGAAAGATGGCGGCTAAAATGGCGCAGAGCAAGACTGCAATGGACAAGCTAAGTGGCCAGGCAGCAAAGGTCAAGACTCGCAAGCCAGAATATGGTTCTGGCAAGACTGAGCCGAAGGCGCTCAGCCTGACTCAGAAGTACGGTACCCGCAACACGGGCCAGCGTCCGGCAGGCGTTGGTAGTGGTTCGAGCAAGAAGGTCACAGTCAAGGCCACACCAAGCAACATTAAGTACGGGGCTGACAAGTACGGGTCAGGTAAGACTAACCCAGGAGCCGCTGCACTCACGGCCAAGTACGGCACCCGTAACGCTGGAACTAAGAGCCAGAAGAAGTCTCAGAAGCCACAATACGGATCTGGCAAGACTGAGCCGAAGGCGCTCAGCCTGACTCAGAAGTACGGTACTCGAAGGAAGTAGGGTCATGGCTAGGACAATCGTTGCCAGTGGTCGCTACGAGGAGTTCGCTAAGGGACCAGGCGCACGCCACGGACGATCGAACAGTCTGAAGTGGCCATGGTTGTACGACAAGTTGCGTGCGAAGGGATACGACAAAAGCAAGGCCGCAGCCATTTCCAACAGCCGTGTCGGCATGCGCAAGAAGGGCAGGCTTTCCGTGCTTCCACGGGCAGCATCACACAACCCAGAGGTGCTGAAGCGCCTAGCGGAGGCTGACAAGCAGGGCAAGCATGCCACGAAGGGGCAGCTTACAAAGGGCCTCAAGTTCTCTGTGGAAGGTCGTAGCGAGGAATTCGTTGCGTTCCTTGATAGGGTCGATTTTGCCTGTGGTGGCATGAAGGAGAAGGACAAGAAGAAGCGCAAGAAGTAGAAATATTGGGCGTCGAGATCTGGCCGAGGTGCTAGAGTGTAATCCACACCGAGACGAGCAACACGAAAGAATCCCGAGGCGCTGTTGATGCGATAGGGACTTCATTTCACTTGCAGAGCGGACCCGTAAAGGGTCCGTTCTTCATGTCTCAGGGACAAGCTTATGAACAACCAAACATCAACAGCAGTACAGGAATGGGGACCGATTGGAGAGGATGTATACAACCGAACATATTCGAGGCAACGAGAGGATGGCACGTTTGAGACGTGGCCTGACACGGTTGCTCGTGTCGTCGGAGGTTCCACGTCCGTTGGCATTGTCGAGCCTGGTGAGGCCGAGAGGCTTCAGGAACTGATCGGCTCGTTCCGTGTGCTCCCTGCGGGCAGGCACCTCTGGGTGACCGGTACCGGCCTACCGTACACTCGCAACTGTTTCCGTGCACCGTGGTCGCCACGTCTGGCTGACCATTTCGAGTTCATGGCTGACCAGTTGCTGACCGGTGGGGGAGTTGGTGCGAACTACAGCCAGGAGTACATCCGTCAGGCTCCGATGTTGAAGCATTTCGACATGTTCATCACGTGCTCAGTTGACCATGAGGAGTACGAAGAGGTCAAGATCGCAGCAGGCAACTATTGGATTGACCAGTGGGTCGTCGCTGATCAAGACATTCGTGCAACGGTTGTTCCAGATATGCGTGAAGGTTGGGTCGAGGGTTGGGGCGCTCTGTTCGATGCAGCAACGACAAGCACGCCGTACGTTGCTCTGGATGTCTCAGAGATCCGCCCATCCGGCGCAGAGATCAAGACATTCGGCGGCACGGCTTCCGGTCCGGCACCATTTGTTTCGTCGCTCGTGCACGTCTACGAGGTGCTGAACAACGCCGTTGGGCGCTGGATGACCAGTGTCGAGGCAATGCTCTGCGATCACCACATCGCTGCAGCAGTCGTGGCCGGTGGTGCACGTCGCTCGGCCCGGATGTCAATTGTTTACTGGCGTGATCCCCAGGTGATGGACTTCATCAATTGCAAAGCAGATCACATGCACCACTGGACGACGAACATCTCCGTGGAGATCGACTCGCATTTCATCGAGGCACTGCGCCGCCAAGATCCTCAAGCACTCCGTGTGTTCCAGGCGGTCGTCAAGGGGATGTGGGCCAACGGTGAGCCTGGCTTCACGAACACTCAAGCGGCATCAGTCGGCGAGAAGGGCGACGTTCGCTCGTCCAACCCGTGCGGCGAGATCTTCCTGGAGGAAGGCGAGTCCTGCAACATCGGGTCCGTCGACCTGGACGCATACGGCACTGATGACGAGGGCGCTATCGAGGCGTTTCGTCTCATGGCTCGCTTCTTGATCCGTGCAACACTGATCAAGCCGTACCAGGAAATCACTGCAGCCGTAGAGGCCCGCAACCGCCGCATCGGCGTTGGCTTCCTGGGCATGCAGGGGTGGGCAGCGGCTCATGGTGTCAAGTATTCTGACATTCCGGACTCTCCGGTGCTGGCAGCCAAGATGAGGCGTTTCCGTGAGGAAATCCGGGCAGAGGCAGACCGCTACTGTGACGAGTTGGGAATCAACCGATGCATCAAGGTGACAGCGATCGCACCGAACGGCACCATCAGCCAGTTGCGTGGCACGCAGCCAGGACTCCACGCCGTGCTCGCTCGGTACGCTTGGCGTCGGGTTAGATACACAGTCGGAGATCCCCGCATTGACGAGGCCCGTGCCCGTGGTCTCATGGTGGAGCCCTGCATCTACGCAGCAAACACAATGGTCGTGCGCTACCCACTCCGGGACGGCATTCTCGACAAGTACGAGGAGCACCTCATCGAACAAACGTCTGACGTCAGTCTGGATAAGCAATTTGCCGTGCTGGCGTTCGTGACTGACACGTTCTGCTCAGGTAAGGACGGCAACGCTGTGTCGTTTACTGCCAACCTGGACCGTGAGGCGCTGGGCGATGAGAAGGAGGCAGAGCGGGTCATCGCCAAGTGGCTTCCTTACGTCAAGGGCCTGACCGTATTCCCGAACGAGTCTCGTCCGCAGTCTCCGTACGAGGTCATCACGAAGAGCCATTACGAGCACGCAGCCAGGGGTGAAGTGTTCGTTGGAGCCATCGAGCAAGAATGTGCGAACGGAAGTTGTCCGATCCGCTGAAATCGGTGCTATAGTGGTTTCTGTAATGAGTAAGAACTTTGGACACCTCGAACTGAATCAGGCGGTGAAGCCCACCGTCTAGGGAGTCCTCACGCACATATCCGTGAACCAAAGGCTCCGATTCCCGCCAGGGATGAGGGGTCTTTTGGGTTTCTGAGAGAAATTTCAGAAATGAGTTGCAATCTTCGAGAGAAGGGTGTAACTTGGTCACAGAACGAAGGAAAGAGCCCGCCATGGAAGGGGCACAGGAACATTGACAACTGAATCACCGAGATGTCGCAGTCGAGGAAGAAGGGGAGGGGCAATCCCCTCCAGATCTCTTCGGCTGCGCTTGGATAAGCCCGGCACAAACGATGGTCGGGAGGGTGCGCAGGCCGGAAAGATTGGGGGCGCTGCGCCAACGCTCGAATCTCGGGGGTACGAGCTTGGCGATTGGCCGAGCCACGACTCCTGGGATAAGAGTGTGCAATTCTCATGGGCTCGACGGGTTTCGACCTCTGTAGCGGATGAAGGCTTGCGTGATCGTGTGGCACCGGACATGAATTCCGATGTAACTTCAAGTGACGAGAATATCGACACTGTGGTTGACGTTGCGATGAGCAACATCGACGCTGAGTATGAAGCCCTTGTGGCCGAGTACGCAGTTTCCCTCGTCTGAGCAATCAGTGAGTGACACCGGGGTGGGCGTGCGGCCTTGTCATCCAACAGCACGGGATAAAAGGGTACTGGTGGCTCCCAGGTAGAAGATCCCTACCGGAATTGAATCTCACCGAGGAGAGGGTTTCCTGCTTCCAACATAAGAGCAGGTGGTGGAACAGCTACTGGCTTCGGCCGGTCAGCCCCAGTACACGGCGGTCGCAGCCGAGAAGCGACTAGATCACGTAGACGGTCCCAGAAGAACAGAGACACGGCAGTTCAACTCTGCCCGAGTCCACTCCAACACACCACCTGACGCTCGGCCTGGCAGGGCTCGATACTCTCAGTTAGGGGCACTCCGATCTCATAAATCGGAGAGGCAGGTGCAACTCCTGCTGCGGGGCATTTAAGCCTTGCAGGCCCAGTGGGTGTGGGAAACAGACAGTCCCTGCCAGGACTGTCTCTTGCTCGGTTCGATTAGTGGCAAGTCCTCTGGTTCTCAGCCAGATGTCAGGGGTTCGATTCCCCTACCGAGTACGAAGGTGATGGAGCAGAGAGTAGAAACAGGGTTCGATTCCCGGCAATAACGCTGACACGGTAGCAACCGACATTAAGTCCAAAGAACCGTAGCGTGCAAAGGTTGGTAGCCTCGCTCTCCTCCATCGCCTTACCTAGGGGTGAAGTGTTACGGAAGCACTACTGTCTCCAAAACAGTCAGCCAGGGTTCGACTCCCTGCACCCCTGCCAATGTTGCCGCCGAGGGATTGCGGCTCTTTCCCTGCGAAGGAAGGATATGAGGCTCGACTCCTCACGGCAACGCCATCTCGGGTCGGATGAGGGTGGTCCTTCAGCCTGGCTGTAAACCAGGTGCTTCGGCAATGAGTGTTCGATTCGCTCCCGGCCCACTGGGGTATAGCACAATGGTAGTGCAGTTGGCTCTGAACCAACCTATGTAGGTTCGATTCCTACTACCCCATCCATCTCGGGCGTGTAATTCAATGGTAGAATAGCTGGCTCTTAACCAGTCCACCGAGGTTCGATTCCTCGTACGCCCACCAACGAGCAGATCCAGTCAGACCAGCGACGAGCACCCGCCGCCCTGAAGTTGACCTGTCTCGGCCACACACGAGCCTGGTGACCGTGAGTGTGTGGCACGTTCGTACCGGTATCGTCTAATGGTAGGACGGAAGGTTTTGGTCCTTCCTGTAGGGGTTCGAATCCTCTTACCGGTTCCACGCCTCTGTCGCCCAATTGGTAGGGTTCCTGGCTTTTAACCAGGCTTGAGCGGGTTCGATTCCTGTCGGGGGCACCACACATCTCGCCCGCTTAGCTCAGTGGCTAGAGCGCTTTCTTGGTACGAAAGAGGCCACCGGTTCGACTCCGGTATCGGGCTCCATAATTCTTGGCTACGTAGTCCAACTGGCAGAGGCGTCAGGCTTAGACCCTGTAAAGTGTGGGTTCGAATCCCACCGTAGTCACCATCTCGCCCTGTGTGCAGGAGCACGCCGATCGCTTCGAACGATTGATCAGAGGTTCGAATCCTCTACAGGGCACTCTGCTGCGCAACTCAGCAGTCCGGAACAGCGCCAGCGTGCTGCCCCATGAAAGTTTGACCCCATCGGATGCTGGGATCGGGTCAGGCAAGTTGCACATAGGTCTGTAGCCCAATTGGCAGAGGCACAACGATGAGAGCGTTGACAGTGAGGGTTCGACTCCCTTCAGACCAACCATGGTGAGCGTAGTGTAACGGTTTAGCACAAGAGGTTGTGATCCTCTTAGAGCGGGTTCAACTCCCGTCGCCCACCCCATCTACACACCGACACTGAAGTCGTGCTGAGCACGGCCAGTCGTGAGAGTTCGGTGGAATCGGAGCCAGTTCACGTGGCGCTCCGAACATGCACGCTGGGCAAGATGGGACAGCGCTTCCATGACACGGAAGAGAAGAGCAGGTTCGATTCCTGCAGCGTGCACTCGTGGGGCAGGTTCGAGTCCTGCAGGTGAGCGCTCATCGTGTTGGGACACCCGCCCGGTTTACGTCTCTGCTGAAGGACAGACCCAGACCTCCTAAGTCAGGCGCTGCAGGTTCGATTCCTGCCAGGGACACGCACCTCACGTTATGCACGGCGTGAGTATCGGCGGCATCAAGGCAAGGAGCCTTGGAGGCGTGGCCGACAAATGCGGGTGTCGTATACTGGTCTTATTACCTCCCCACCCGCTCTCCCCGGCTAGCTACCGGCGTATCTTTCCACGGACGGGAGCGCTTACAAGACCCCTCGGGCGTTAGTGGTGGGGAGAACAGCGATGCTGAGGGGAGTCATGACCCCTGAGACGTTATCGCTTACATGCTCCGGTAGACGAATTGGTAAAGTCCTCTGACTTTCAATCAGACGCCTAAGGCACTGCGGGTTCGAATCCCGTCCGGAGTACAAAGAAATTGACTGCAGTAATGCTGGTGTATCGGTAGCATAGGCGTTTAAGGGCGTCAGGATGGCAAGGTTCAAGTCCTTCCCAGTGCTCAGTTAATTTCGATCTTGGGGGCATCGTATAACGGCTATTACCGTTGCTTTGCAAGCAACTGATCAGGGTTCGACTCCCTGTGCCTCCACAAGCTGAAGCTTCGGTTCAATTCCGGACGTCACTTACTCACGGTTGCGCAACTTGTGAGGCACCCTGGCGCAAGGGTGGTGTATGGTGTAATTGGTAAGCACGCAGCCCTTTAACGAAGACACTACGGGGTGTAGTGAAATGGTATAACCTATGCTTTGGGAGCATAAGACGCAGGTTCGATTCCTGTCACCCCGACCAGTGCGAAAGCACAACAGACCTGGAGACGAGGGTTCGAATCCCTCCCGGTCCCCTTGGGGGCTGATGGGCGTGTATTCGGCAACGCCGCCAGGATTGATCTCCAGAGTGTGGGGCAATTGGACGCCCGCCTGTTTCGGATACAGGAGAGCTACGGCTGTAATGCGGGTTCGAGTCCCGTCACTCTGACAACGGGTCGTACACAACCGGTAACGTGCGGTCCGGGCCTTGGCAGTTGAGCCGACAATCAACTGCCCAAATGCGCAAGTACCAGAATGGCTAATGGGGGAGCCTGCAAAGCTCTTATTCGTGGGTTCGATTCCCACCTTGCGCTCCAGGAGAACCGCAATCCGTTGTCAACAATTGTGGGAAGGTGGGGAGAGCAGCGCCGACACATCTGCTCTACATTCCGGAGTGGCCGACTGGTAAGGCAGGGCACTGTTAATGCTCGACGCAAGTCAATGTGGGTTCGAATCCTACCTCCGGAGCCAATGGTGCTGAAGTGTTACGGTAGCACGCTACCCTGTCACGGTAGTAGCGCTGGGTTCAACTCCCGCCAGCATCGCCATCTTCCCGGTAGCGCTCAGGTAGGGTGAACTTTCCTGATAAGAAAGTCATGGCGAGGTTCGATACCTCGTGCCGGGACCACGGTCCTTTAGCTTATATGGTAAAGCGCTGGCGTGAAGCACCAGTCAAGCTGTTTCAAGTACAGCAGGGACCACGATGAGGCCGACGTAAGCAGTCGGATAATTTCGGGTGGAGGATTGAAAGGCGCAGGGAACGGCGTCAATCGTGAGACCAAACGGCATGAGCCTGAGCCTCTTCACATGCAGGTATGTTGTAGTGGTAGCAAAGAACCTTGCCAAGGTTCCAGCGGGAGTTCGAACCTCCCTACCTGCTCCATAGGGTGCCGGTCGCCCTCTCAGGCTTGCCATCGTGCATGACTTGAGTGTCTGTGTGCCAGACGTTGAAAGACCGGGCAAGGAAGGTAGGCTAATGGTGGCAAGCTGTTTGCTAGACAGTCGGGTGTAAAAGCCTAGCGGGTTCGATTCCTGCACCTTCCGCTGCGGAGTAAAGCTTCAGTAAGCTGGCCAGCCTCATAAGCTGGAACAAGTCACAAACGGTGCAACTCCTACCTCCGCTCCCATCTTGGATCTGGCCTCACCAGGAGAAACACAATTAACTGGGGCTAACTACAAAAGGCCCTTGCCGGTACCGTGCAGGATACTGGCAAGGGTCAAATGGAGAGCGTTCCTGGATGGTCCGGGCGCTTGCTCGAAACAAGAGGCACCGCCGAAGGGCGGTGGGGGTTCGATTCCTCCGCTCTCCGCCAGAATTTCAAACATGGAGGTAACGTAACGCTCATGGCAACTATCATGTGGGATCTCGACGGAGTCGCTTGCGGCTGGGTTGAGAACTTCTACCCGTGGATCTGTGTAAAGGAAGGTTGGGAAGAAACCGACTGGATCACGTGGCACCATTATCGGACACACGAGATGCACGATGAAGAGTTCGTGGTGCGTCTCACCGAGTACGCAGAGGAGGGTGGCTTTGGTGACCAACTTCCGAACAACGGGTTCTCCGGGTGCGTGAAGATGCTCAATGCTCTCGGACACACTCAGCACGTAGTGACTGATCGTCCGGCAATTGCGGAGGCCGACACGGCGTGGTGGCTGAGCGAGTACGGTCCAGAGATTGACTCGCTCACCATCAGCCGTGACAAGACGGTATTCAAAGAGTACGGTCCTGGACCCTACTTCGCAATTGATGACAGGGTGGAGAACGTTCAGGCCATGCGAGACGCAGGGATCGAAGCGTTCCTCTTGACGAAGCCCTGGAACGCAGACGCCGATCTGCCTCGTGTCGCAACTCTGTTCGAGTTCGTGGCTCTGGTGCACGATCGAGCCTGACGGTTATGGCGGTGCTGGTGGTCAGCAGGTTCTCTCATACGGAACCGACGAGGGTTCGATACCCTCCACCGCTACGAAGACGGTAGACAGGCCCATCACGAGCGCAAAGAATGGGGAGCCCTACCGTCGATCTTGGAGTCGTACTCAGGCTGGGCCTGACCTGTCCTGGAAAGACAGCGGTACGCAAGTATGAGGTTCGATCCCTCACGGCTCCGCCAATGCGTTTGTAGCTGAGGGGATTAGCGCTAGCTTTACACGCTGGATACGGGGGTTCGATTCCCTCCAGACGCACCATCTTGCTCACTGACCTCAGGCGGGCGGTACCCGCCAGCTTGCTTATCACAAGCCGGATTCCGGGTTCGACTCCTGCAGTGGGCACCATGCCTGAATAGCTCAGTGGTAGAGCACTTGTTTCGTAAACAAGCCACCGGGGTTCGATTCCCCGTTCAGGCTCCACACGCCTTGTCCGAAGGACGGTAGCGAAGCTTCTAACTTTGCGAAGCGGGTTCGAATCCTGCACGAGGCACCATGCCGGTGTTCCACGAGTGGTCGTGGGCCTGTCTTGTAAACAGGATTCTGCGGGTTCGACTCCCGTCACCGGCTCCATCTTGGCTGCGTATCCCAATTGGCAGTAGGAGGCTAGCTCAAACCTAGTTAATGTGTGGGTTCGAATCCCACCGCAGCTACCAAGAAACACGTTGTAGTCTGGTCACCATGATCAGCAATGCAGCAGTGTTCGTCAACGGTCGAAGAAAGTTCAAGGGTGTAGATGTAGATGACACACCTGAGGCAATCATCATTCGTAGCCGTGAAGGCGCAGAAATCATTCGGTATTCAGTTGTTGACACCGGTAAGGCTGGAATGGCCTGGGATGTCATGGAGGACGCTGTCCTGACTCGCCTTGTGGCACAGACAGGGTGCGGTTGTTCGGGCATGAAGCCATACCTGAACGACGAAGGGTACACCGGGCCGTTCACTCGAAGGTGAGCGTCAAGATCGCTGTCTACTCTCCAGCGAAGAACGAAGAGAGGCACGTTACAGAATGGTTTGAATCAGCGCAGGACGCTGACGAGATCCTCCTGGTTGACACAGGCTCCACAGACTCGACACCGCACGTGCAGCATGCTGGTATGCGCATCGAGAAGATCTGTATCTCACCGTGGCGTTTCGATGATGCATTCAATGCGTGCCTGGCGCTCGTATCGGCAGACATCGACATCGCCGTGCCGCTTGCTCTGGACGAGAGGCTGCACCCCGGCTGGAGGGAAGAGTTGGAGGCGGGCTGGGCCGCTGGCGGTCGGCAGTTCACGTACCGCTATCTGTGGGGTCCGGGTCTGGAGTATCGTCACAACCGCATTCATGCTCGGCACAATTACCGCTGGAAGTATCCGGCGCACGAGACTGCTATAGGTCCGGGACCGACAATTCACACGAACGTTGTGATCGAGCAGATTGGATGGAATGGCACTGCGAGGAGGGAAGAGGACGGGCCGATCGTTCACCTAATGCTGGCAGAGAATCCGAACGATCCGAGAGCGATGTACTATTCGGCTCGGCAGTCAATGTACGAGAACGACTGGACCCGTGCACGTCAGTTGTTCGAGCGTTACCTGCTCGTATCGACTCACGCTCAGGAAAGATCTGAGGCATGCCGGTTCATGGCTCGTATGGTCTGGCCGCACGCTCAGGAGTCGTGGTATCTCCGTGCGGCATCTGAGTGCCCGCTACGCCGTGAGTGTTGGGCGGATCTGGCTCGGTTCTATTCGAACAACGATCAGCCTGAGGCTGCTGCTGCTGCAGCTACCCGTGCCTTGTCGATCAGTATCACGCACGAAAACTCGTACCATCTCGAAGAGTGGGTGTGGCAGGATCACTGGCTAAGAGCGCTAGAAATCAATACTTGAACGTAGACTGGACTCTTCGTAATGATTTGGCACGAGGAGGGAGAATGCAAAGGACGTGATCAAAAGATTTGGTACCCAGATATCTTCGATGAAGATGGGGAAGAATGGATTGATGACGGCACCATTTGGGAAGCTTTCGGCGACACGTCGCACTACTACGACGAGGCTCGCAAGTTCTGTGAAGCTTGTCCGGTGCAGGAAGCTTGTTTGCTGGCAGCGCTAGCTGACAAGGAGAGGCTCGGTATGTGGGGAGGTCTTACACCGATCGAGCGTAGAAGGATTGAACGAAGGGAAAGAAGGCAACGACTCAAAGACAAGAGGGCAAAGGAACAATGAACCTAGCAGCACCACTCGCAGCACTGTTTGGATGGCCACTACTCATCCTTGCATTGGGAATATATTCGATCACTCGGTTGATCAGTATTGATTCGATTATTGACCGGCAACGTGATTGGTTCTACCTAAGATTCCCACGTGAGGGGCAGACGATCAAGATCGGCACAGACTTTCCTGGCCGTGACCGTTGCCAGTTCATCGTGACCGGCGACCACTACTACGTGACTGTCGGCCACAAGTTAGGTGAACTCGTGAGTTGCCCGTGGTGTATGGGATTCTGGGTGTCTCTGGCCCTGTTCGGAGCGTTTGTGTTCTGGCCAGTCACCACCACCTTCGTACTGGTGCCGCTCGCACTGCGAGTCATCCCTGGCATGATTGAATCCGTCATACACTGACTGAATGGGTTGTAAAACGTGTTCCGGGAATCCTGCCGTACCCTATGCACGGGTAGGTCTGCCCACAGTGTGGGCATGGGGACCATTTCTCGACCATGAAGACGTTCCTGACGAGGAGTTAGAAGCATTTCTCTCGGCCATATCACAGGATATGGAGTAGAGTGGCCGTATAGTCATGGGCATCTTTAAGAAGAACACGAGCAGGGAGCCGCAGGGACTCGCTGCGATCACCGCTGGTGGTTCGACGTATCGAGTGAGCAACTACACAGACTTCACTCAGATCTCTTTGCTTCGACAGGACTGGCAGCAGCAGGCGTTCAGTATCTATGACGCTGAAGGACACTTGTTCTATGCCACGAACTACGTGGGCGGTGCGATGTCCCGCATCAAGCTTGTGGGCGCTACGAAGCCTAAGACGTACGGAGAATTGGAAGGTCCACAGGTCATCAAGGAGGGACCAGTTGCAGACGCAATCGCAGCTATCGCATCGCCGCTGGGCGGGCAGTCCGGCTTCCTCCGTCAGATCGGCCGCAACATCTTCCTGACTGGCGAGGCCTGGATCATTGCTGCCAGCAACACGCTCCCTGACGGCAGCGTGGAAGTGAACTGGGACGCTGTCTCGGTTGACGAACTGGTGGCCGAGAACGGAACGCAGATGCGCCGAAGCCTACCTGGTGGTCAGCCAACTCCACTCCCAAAGGGCACGCTGACGTTCCGAATCTGGAAGGAGCACCCTCGATACAGCCAGCTTGCTGACTCGGGCACGAGGTCGTGCATCGAATTGCTGGAGAAAATCATCATCCTGAACCGTGCCGAGAAAGCTGTGGCCCGTTCGCAGCTTGCTGGTTCAGGCATCCTGGCGCTACCGCAGGAATTGGTACCACCGGCCTGGCAGAACCAAGGCAACACGCCGAACCCAATGGAATCTAACCCGCTGTGGCAGGCTCTCGCAGAGTCAATGATGGCCCCGCTCACAGACGCATCCGCACCATCAGCCGTCGTGCCGTTGCTCCTGGTCGGTCCGGGTGAGGTCATCAAGAACATGAAGTACGAGCCGCTGAATAGGCGGTTCGATTCCGCTGCAGCACAGGCGTCCATCAAGATGGCTATCGAGCAGATTGCCAATACGTTGGAACTACCAAAGGAGATCCTGCTCGGTGTCGGTGAGGCTACTCACTGGACAGCTTGGGCGATCCGTGAAGACGTCTTCCAGGCACACATCCAGCCATTGATTGAGCTAGTGTGCGCCGGTCTGACGAAGACATTCCTCCGTCAGGCTCTCGACAAGTTCTCTGACGAGCAACTGAAGGCTGCAGGCATCGAGAACCGTGACGACGTTATTGTCTGGTACGACGCCAGCGAATTGGTCATCCAGCCAGACCGTGCGGACAAGATGCTTGGACTGCACGACAGGTTCGTCATCACAGACGATGCGCTGGCAAAGGCTCTCGACGTTCCTGAGGCTGAGCGCCTCGACAACAAGAGCGAGGAGTACAAGATGCGAGTTGGCATCAAGATGGCCGACGCCAAGATGGCAGTCACAGGCACACCTACTGAGCCGCCTGCCCCGGCAGCACCGGCCGCAGGAGGTGGTGGCGCAGGCCCAAAAGGGATAAGCCCCAGCCGGGGCAAGAGCCCCCAAGGCCCCAAGTCCTCCCCGCCAAAGCTGCCAAGTGAACGAAGGGCGGGCGTAGGCCTGCCGCAGGACTCGAAGACAGTCACGGCATCAGCAAAGAATGATGATGGTGCAGCGCTCGGCCGATTTGATTTGACGTCACTGCGCACGATGAGAGAGATGGCTGAACGTCACCTCCGCCGTGCCCTAGATCAGGCAGTGACCGCATCGGCTGACCCGTCAGATTTCATTTCTGAAGAGTTCATTGACGAATTCACAGACCTGGCTGACCTCACATGGCAGGAGGGCATCGGAATCGTGAACATGCTTGTCGGCGATCTGCCCGTGCCCCTCTACCAGTCCACGGTGAAGTCCGGCATCCTGTCTGCAGCGAGCGAATACCGTGACCTGCTCAAGGCGATGGTCAGTGATAAGGCATTTGGCCGTGAGCCAATCTACGGAGAATTCATGACGGGAGCGCTCGTGCAGTACGGAGATGTGCGCCCCTTGCTCGTGACGTTGGGCGGTGGATCTCCTGAGGTGACCGTGCCGCTCTACGGTGGTGTGGCTACTGGCAATACAATGTCGGAGTGGCTCGGCTCCAACGGCATAGATACGAGCAAGAAGATCTGGCTGTACGGGTGGGAGGAGCAGGCTCGGCGCACATTTAATGGTCACTTGCAGATGGATGGCTTGGTCTTCGAAAATTGGGAAGATGACGGCCTAAAGATTGCGCCACAGGACGCATGGTTGCGCCGCTCTCACTATGCTCCAGGAGATCACTGGGGCTGTTCATGTGTGGTCGCACCATACGTACCAAACTTCGGCCCAGATTACACCCTGCAGCTATCGCCGTCAGACTGAGCAGATATATTCCTCTACGATTGAGGGTATGTCTGAAGGATCTGAGATCGTGCACACATACACGCCGAATAGCAACAACGAGTTCGTCATGGTGATCGCTAAGGAAGGCGTTCGCACTGTTGACGGCCGGGAATTCTCTGCTGGCGCAATTGATTGGCGAGAAGTGCCCATTCCCCTGCTTGCCATTCGTGGAAACGACCCAACTGGCCGTGGTGGGCACAAGTCTTCTCGTGCGATCGGCTCCATCACAGAGATCTGGAGAGAAGACAGTGAGGAGGGTTTCGGCACGATCTACGGTAAGGGATTCTTTGCTTCCGATGATGAAGGTATGGAGGCCAAGCAGCTTATCGCTGAGGGCGTCCTGTCCGGTGTCTCTGCTGACGTCGGCGGTGCCGTTGTCGAAGAGCTAGTCGCTGACGAGGAGCTAGGCATGATCAAGATGATCAAGGCTGGCACCATCGTGGGTGTGACCGTGCTCCCAATCCCGGCGTTCGACGGCACGAAGGTGTCAGTCGTTCACAAGGATGAGCTAGCTACCGCTGTCGTTGCATCTGCAAATGGTTGGGAGCCAAAGAGTGAGTGGTTCAGCAACCCGAACTTCACGGAGCCAACGCCCATCACGATCTCTGCAGACGGCCGCATTTCTGGACACGCTGCGCTTTGGGGTACGTGTCACATCGGATACCGTGACCGTTGTGTCACACCTCCACGCTCGAAGAGCAACTACCAGTATTTCAACACCGGTCAGGTCTTGACTGCAGACGGAGAGACTGTCACAGTCGGCCGACTCACTGCTGGCACTGGACACGCCGCAATCGAGTTTGGCGCACAGCCTGCTGTTGAGCACTATGACAACACGGGATACCAGGGCGGCTACGTCCACGCTGGAGAAGACGAGCACGGTATCTGGTTCGCCGGTTCCGTGTCGCCAACCGCTACGCCTGAGCAGATCGCTACGCTTCGTGCGTCGATGGTTTCTGGTGACTGGCGTCAGGTCGGCAATTCTTTGGAGCTAGTTGGCATCCTCGCAGTCAACACTCCAGGCTTCCCGGTGCCACGTGCACGGGCAGGTCTCGTTGCTGGCGCACAGGTAAGCTTGATCGCTTCTGGTCTTTGTGGTTGTGAGAACGACGACGAAGAATTTGAGGCTGCAGAGGTTGTCGATCTCGAAGTAATTCCAGTTGAGGAGAAGAATGACTCAGAGGAATTGGCTAACCGTTTGCGCCTACTCGACCTTGCAATGTGGGAAGAGACTGGACTAGAGTTCGGCAAGAAGGGCAAGAAGGGATGCAAGGACGGCTGCACAGATTGTGCAGAATGCGCCGAGAAGAACGCCTGAATAGTCATTGCGTCATTTCTCGTTTATGGCTTACTGTAGAGTTGAATCCATGAGCGAAGAGATCGTAACTGAGGAAGTCGAGATCGACTTGGGTCTGCTTTCAGACGAGGAGCTATCCGAGTTTGAGGCGGTTCTTGTGGCCGACTACGAGGAGACTCGTGGACAGCAGGAACTGGGTGCAGATGAGTTGGACGAACTGGAGGCAATCAAGGACACCTTGACTGCAGTCCGGGACGAGATGACTCTCCGTGTCGAGCTAGCTGAGTCCGACGATGTCGTCGCTCAGGTCCAGGGAGATTCCTTCCTGGCAAAGATCGAGGCACGCAAGGCTGCTGCTCAGGCACAGGCTGAGGCCGACGCTGAAGACGAGGCTGCTGCTGAGGCTGCTGCTGAGGCAGAAGCTGCTGCAGAGGCTGAGGCTGCTGCTGCCGCTGAGGCCGCAGAAGTTGAGCCAGTCGCAAAGGCAGAAGTTGCCGACGCTGACGGATCTGCAAAGATCGAGATCAAGCCAACCGACCTTCAGGGTGACACCAAGCCAGAGTCGAAGAAGGGCTCGGGCATCGTCGCTGCTGCAGGATCTCGTGCAGTCTCTCCTGGAACGGAACTAGCTGACTTCTCCGAAGTCGCTGAACTGTTCTTCGAGCGCCGCAGCGAAGTCCGTGGCACCGACAAGGGCACCGATGGCGCTCGCTACTTGGTCGCATCTGTTCACGGTGAGTACGACGAGGCACGTATCCTCGGCGACAACTCTGTCGAGAACATGGCGAAGATCAACGCAGTTGCTTCTCCTGAGGCAATCGTCGCTTCCGGTGGTCTTTGCGCCACCCTCACCCCGTACTACCAGCTAACGGTCTACGGTGACGCTCACCGCCCAGTCCGTGACAGCCTGCCTGTGTTCAAGGCAAGCCGTGGTGGTATCCGCTTCCAGCCTGCTCCGCACATCACGGATCTGCAGGGATCGACCCGTCGCACGACTGCTGCGCAGGACGCCGCTGGATATACCAACCAGACGCCTGCAGGATCGACCGCTCCGAAGCCTTCTCTCCACGTCACGTGTGAGGCTGAGCAGACAGCGATCGTCCAGGCAATCAGCCGCTCGCTGACCTTCGGTAACATGGGCGCTCGCACCTACCCAGAGCAGGTTGAGGCCTGGATCAAGCTGGGTATGGCAGAGTTCGCTCGCTACGCCGAGATCGAGTTGCTGAACGCAATCTCGTCCGCATCGACTGCTCTGGCTGCTGGCCAGATCTACGGTCCGACCTACTCGCTGCTTGACCAGGTCAGCCTGATCACGACCAGCTTCCGTAGCCGTCACCGTCTGTCGAGCAAGACCAAGCTTCGTGCGCTGATCCCATTCTGGGCAGCCGAGATCGTGCGGGCAGACATTGCCGCTCAGGACGCTTCTGCTGGCCTCGCCCGCTACAACGTCTCTGACGCACAGATCAGCGACTGGTTCGACGCTCGTGGCGTCAACGTCACGTTCTTCCAGGACACGACCACGGCTGCTGGTGTGCCGTTCACGCACCCAGTCGTCGCAGGTGGCCTGCAGTCTTGGCCAAACAACCTTGAGTGGTTCATCTTCCCAGAGGGTTCGTTCCTCTACCTGGACGGTGGCTCCCTTGACCTCGGCCTCGTGCGTGACTCCACGCTCAACAGCCAGAACGACTACCAGATCTTCTACGAGGAGTTCAACGGTCTGGCCTTCATCGGTCAGGAGTCGTTCAAGGTCACCAGCGAGGTCTGCCCGAACGGCGAGACCTGGGCACCACCTTCGGCTGGTATCACCAGGGCTTGCGTATCGCCTGGCTCCTGAGCCTAGCGAACATAGTCAAAGCGAGAGCCGCCTTCGGGCGGCTTTTGCCGTTCTAGGAATGGAGTAGACTAAATCTCATGGAAGTTCTAGCTGGACCGCAGCAAACCCCGCCACGTGTATCTTTGATCAGTTCAGCCGAACTGGTTCCTGTCGAAAACAGGAAGTGGGAGGGCGGATTTGTTGCCGAACTCGACGGGCACGGCAACGTTGCTACCACGCCAATTTGTGATGCTCCCGACCTCACAGTCACCCGCACGGGTGGTGTTGCGTCGTTCAAGCCATACGTGCTTTACGCTACGCACGAGTCCAGCACGTTCGGAGACGACATCAGTGTTGCAGAGTTCTACGACAAGGCGCAGCGCAAGCTTCTCGCTGGAGAGTCGGCTGCACTGGAGTCCATCCTCTGGGACGGGTACGCTGGTGCAGCAAACCAGAACCCTTTCCTGTCTGATGGCACGGGTGCGTACACCTCGGACACTGGCATTGTCACATGTGACGCCATCGTCGCAACGTCTACCATTTCGTCTACGGCCACGACAGTGCAAAATGCATTGGCACGCCTGGAGCAGGAAATGGGAGAGGTTTCCAGCAATCGTGGCATGGTCCACATTCGCCCAATCGCATTCCACGCTCTCGTAGCAGACGCCGTCGTGCGTCGAGAAGGCAACGTCTGGCTGACCCCTATGGACAACATCATCGTGCCTGGGCGTGGATACCCTGGCACTGGGCCTGCTAACCAGGCTGTAGGCGCAACCGAGTGGATGTACGGGCACCCTGGCATCGTGCAGATCCGCCGCAGCGAGATCATCCGTCTCGGCGAAGATGACCTGGCAAGCCAGATCCACCGTGGCTGGAATGACCATGAGGCTATCGTCCAGCGTGTTGTCCATGTCCTACTCGATCCGACTGTGCAGGTTTTCGCAATCGACTTCAACTCAATCGACGGCTGATCTTAGCGCTCTCGTGGGCGGTAGCTGATGGCTGAAACGATCGAAGTAACCAACACACCGATCATCGTCCAGACAGGTGGTCAGGTTGGTCCTGGTGGTGCCACTGGCCCCACTGGACCCACAGGCTCGACAGGTGCAACCGGAGCAACCGGTTCTACCGGTGCAACCGGTGCAGACTCTACAGTCACAGGGCCTACAGGCCCGACTGGCGCAACAGGTGCAACCGGAGCTACCGGTATCACCGGTCCAACGGGCGCTACTGGCGCTACGGGCGCTGATTCAATTGTTCCTGGCCCCACGGGAGCTACTGGAGCAGATTCAACTGTTGCTGGGCCAACCGGAGCGACTGGAGCTACCGGTAGTGTTGGCCCGACTGGCGCAACAGGTGCCACCGGTTCCACGGGTGCCACAGGAGCTACTGGTGCAACTGGCGCTGATTCTACAGTCATTGGTCCTACAGGCCCAACTGGGCCAACTGGATCTACCGGCGCAGCCTCTACCGTA